ATTTGAAAGATGCTTATATGGCTATTGAACCTACATTAAAAGCAGGTAAATATATAACAGGTCAGATTATTATTTTTGGTACAGGTGGTGATATGGAAAATGGAACAGTAGATTTTGCTGAAATGTTTTATGACCCAACTACTTATAACTTAATGCCTTTTAATAATATATGGGATGATAATGCAGAAACTACACAATGTGGTTTTTTTCATCCTATATTTTGGAATATGGATGGTTTTTATGATAATCAAGGAAATTCTAAAACAGAAGATGCTATAAATTATGAGTTAAAAGAAAGAGAAACTATATTGACTAATTCTTCTAATGGTTTAGGAGTTATTCAAAGAAGAGTACAAGAATATCCATTAAAACCTAGTGAAGCATTTTTAACTGTATCTACTAATGATTTTCCTGTTACTGAACTTCGTAATAGATTAAATATTATAGAAAGAGAAAAGTTACATGAGAAAAAAGGACAAGCAGTACACTTGTTTAAAGAAGAAGGAAAAGTAAGAGTTACACCAGATTTAAAAAATGAATTAGTTCCTGTATGGAATTATAAACCAAAAACTTTAGATTTAAGTGGATGTCCTGTTGTATATGAATATCCTATCCCAAATCCACCAAAAGGATTATATAAAATAGGGTATGACCCTTATCAACAAGATCAGGGAACATCATTAGCTTCAGTTTATGTTTATAAAGGAAATGCTACTTTTACATATTCAAGAGATACTTTAGTGGCATCTTATGTAGGTAGAATGAAAACTGCTGATGATACTCACAGAATAGTTGAAATGTTAGCTGAATTATATAATGCAGAAATAATGCATGAGAATATGATTAGAGATGTTAAATCATATTTTGAAAAGAAAAGAAAATTACATTTATTAGCTGCTCAACCTGATGCTGTTATTTCTAAAAATATAAAAAATTCTAAAGTTGCCAGGGTATATGGTATTCACATGAATGATCAATTAAAAGATGCAGGAGCTAAATATATAAAGCAATGGTTATTAAAAGAAAGAGATATTGATGAATTTGGAAATAAAATATTAAATTTGGACACGCTAAATGATCCTGGGTTAATTGAAGAATTAATTTTATTTAATAAGAAAGGAAACTTTGACCGAGTAATGTCATTTATGATGATAATGTTTCAGTTAGAAGAAGAAGGAGAAAAGGTATATTCTGAAGAAGGACAAAAAAATAAAGCAGCTACTAGTTTATTAAATTCATATAAAAATTGGTATAAAAAATGATAGCAAATTCTGATGGCAATTTTAGTGCAGCAATGCCCAAACATAGGGTTACTAGGTCACAAAAAAATGCAGATAATAAACAATGGTATAAACAAAATATAGATTTTTTAGATAAAAGATCTTTTTCTCAAGTAGGATTTAATGGATATGGTTTAGATACATTTGATACCAATGGGGTGTCAGAATATAAAAGAATGAAAGTTAATTATGACTTGTTTAATAATATAGTTAATATTCGTGATTTTGAATATGTTATAAAACCTTTTGGTGCACAGGCAGGAGAGTTACCTGCTAACTTTACTAATAGAGATATTGTTTCTCCTAAGATTAAAATGCTTATGGGGATGGAAATGAAAAGACCTTTTTCTTGGAAAATATTAGCTATTAATGAAGAAGCAACAACAAGAAGAGAAACTAAAGAATTTGAATTAATTAGAGAATATGTAATTAATTCTATTGTTGCTCCTATTAGAATAGAGTTAGAACAAAAAGCTTTATCTCAAACTCAAGGTAAACAATTAAGTCCTGAACAACAACAGCAAATACAACAACAGATAGAACAAGAGTTACAATCAATGACTCCTGAAGAAGTTAAAAGGTATATGGCTAGAGAACATCAAGATCCTGCAGAAGCTTTAGCTCATCAGTTGTTAGAATATTTAGTGCAAAAAGAAGATATACCTACTAAGTTTAATCAAGGATTTAAACATTTAGCTATTGCTGCTAAAGAAATATTTTGGGTAGGAGTATTAAATGGAGAACCTGCAATAACAGTAGTTAATCCATTATATTTTGATTATGACAAGTCACCAGATTTAGAATTTATAGAAGATGGAGAATGGGCAACTTGTGTTTATAGATTAAGTCCATCAAGAGTAATAGGTTATTTTGGTGACCAATTAACTAATGATGAAATTGATAAAGTGTATAATTATTATACACAAATGATGAACCATGTTGTTGATGCTAACTTTACTTTTAATGTAAATAAAGAAGATGAAGGTTGGACTGTAAGGGTAGTACATTGTGTTTGGAAAGCTCTTCGTAAAATAGGATTTTTATCTTATGTTGATCAAAATGGAGAAGTGCAGGAAAGATTAGTAGATGAAGGGTATACATTAAATAGAGAACAAGGAGACATATCTTGTAAATGGGAATGGATTCCTGAAGTATATCAAGGATATAAAATAGGAACTGATATTTATGTAAACATGGGTCCTGTTCCTGGACAGTTTAAAGATTTAAGTAATTTGTATGAATGCAAATTACCTTATATTGGTGCAGTAATGGATAGTACAAATTCATTACCTACGTCTTTTGTAGACAGAGTAAAAGCATATCAATATTATTATGATATTATTATGTATAGGGTAGAGTTATTAATGGCATCAGATAAAGGTAAACTTTTAATGATGAACATTGGTATGATTCCTGAATCTGCAGGTATTGATACAGAAAAATGGTTGTACTTTTTAGAAACTTCTAAAATTGGATTTATGAATCCTAATGAAGAAGGTAACAAAGGTGATTATTCTATACCTAATGCTGTTAAAGAAATAGATATGTCATTGGCTTCTGATATAAACAGATATATTCAATTAGCAGAATATATTGAAAGAAGAGCAGGAGTATCTATTGGTATTCCCCCTGAAGCTGAAGGACAAATTGGACCTAATGCAGCAGTTACTAATACTAAACAAACATTAGTACAATCATCACATGTATTAGAACCTATTTTTGATTTACATAATCATGTAAAAAAGAATGTTTTACAAAAACTAATAGATACTGCAAAGTATGCTTATTCTGAAAATCCTAATTTAAAGTTGTATTATATATTAGATGATTTTTCTAGAAAACTTTTAGATATAGATGTTGATTTGTTAGAAAACTCAACTTATGGTATATTTATTTCTAATTCTTCTAAGGCACATGAAGCTAAAGAACTTGTTGCACAATTAGCACATGCTGCTATGCAATCTCAAAGAATTGATTTATCTGATGTTATTAAAGTAGTTAGAGCAGAAGGAGTTCAAGAAGCTGAAGAATTACTTGAAGCATCTGAATCTAAGAAAAGAGAAGAAATGCAAAGAGAGCAAATGGCTCAATTAGAAAAACAACAACAAATGCAACAAGAAATGATTGCTCATCAAAAAGAAATGAAATTGTTTGATAGAGAAACTGATATGATGAAAGAAAAAGCAAGAACAGAAAGAGAAATACAAAAACAAACAATTATGTCTTTAGGATTTAGTGAAGATAAAGATATAGACAGAGATGGTAAACCTGATATTTTAGAAATTGCTCAACATGGGTTAGATGCAGAAATTCAACAAAGAAAACAGGATTTAGATGAAAAGAAATTTGACCATCAAAAGAAATTAGATTTAGAAAAAATTAAGTTGCAAAAAGAAAAAGAAAAAGATAAAAATAAAAAAGGTAATTAGTAATTTCAAAAAAAGTTTTAAGGATAAAACTTAAAAATATTTAATTTTCAAACTTAAATTTGTGTTTATGAGTACAAAAGAAGAAGTAAGCTTGGCAGATTTTAATTGGGATAATGGTGATGAGTTTTTTGAAGTAAAAACAGAACCAACACCTGAAGTAAAATCAACAGTAAAAGAAGCAGATGAAAATGGTCCTGAAAAATTAGATTCTGCTAAAGATGAATCAAATGAAGAAGTAGATGATTTCTTTGATGAAGAAGAAATTAAAGCTAAAGAACTTGATTCTAAATGGTCAGACATCTACAAGGAATTAAAAACTAAAGGTGTTCTTAGCATTGATGTTGATGATTCTGAAGAAATAGACTATAACAAGTTTGTTGAAATTCAAGAAGAAGAAATTGAAACAAGACTTGATGAAGCTATTCAAGATTTTATGAATGAGTTAGATGATGATGCTAAAGCATTTTTAAAGTTTAAAAGAGAGGGAGGAAGTACATCTGAGTTTTTTCAAATGTATCAAGAGTTATCAGAAATACCTGAACCTATTGCAGGTGACATTAAATCTCAGGAAAGGTTTTTAGAATATTATTATAAAAACTATGAAGAATTAGATGATGATGACATTGAAGACAAAATAGAATGGTTAAAAGAATCTGGTAAACTAAGCAAATATGCTGATAAGTTTCATGAACAGATTAAAGAAGGATATGAAGAACAAAAAGAAAAGTTAGTAGAAGTACAAAGGCAGAATGCTTTAAAACAAGAAGAACAAAAAAAAGCTTTAGTGAAGGATTTAAAAAATATGATTGATTCTAATTCTTCAATTAAAGATTGGACTTTAACACAGAAGGACAAAAAAGAGTTACATGGTTATATGACAAAACCTGCAATAAAATTGCAAAACAATCAATACCTGACTCAATTTCAAAATGACCTTCAAACTGTATTTAAGGATAAAGAGAAAATGATTTTGTTAGCAAAACTTATTTCTTCTGACTTTGACATTACAGATGTAAAAGAAAAAGCAAAGACAGAAGTTATTAAAGATGCTAGGAATAAAATCA